TCTATTTTCTTCTTCCAGCTCCGTGCGCTTGCCCTGTCTCTGGGAAATGAGCTTACTCTGCTCAACGGCTTGCTGCTTGACTCTGTCGTCTTTTCTGTTGTCCTTCTGGGTCTCAATAGCCTTTCTGTTCTGGAACTCCATCTGAGTACCCTGGCCCTGGACCTGCATCTTGAGCTGCGTCAACTCCATCTCCATTTGATGCTTGACTTTGGCGATCTCCACGTCAGCCATAGCCTTCGCCTGGATCAACTGAGCCTCGGTTTGAGCCTTCAGCTGGATCTCTTGAGCCTTGGACTGAGCCTTAATCTGCTCGGCCTGCTGGGCCTGCTGGGCTTGCATCTGCTGCATCTGCATCTGCTGCTGTTGGACTTTGTCCATGCGCTTGCGGCGGCGAAGGATCAATAGGCGCTCGGCTTGATTGATGTCTTTCAGATTGCGGATCGCAATCGCGTCCTCGAGGTCTATCTCTTTCTGGTTCAAAGACATCTGGATGTTTTGCTCCAGGTACGCCTTGTCCTTATCTTCCATGTCCCGCATCACATGAACACCGAAGTTGTACATAGGCAAGTCAGAGAAGGTCTGCAACACAGACATGTTGGCCTCTCCAATAGCGTTTCTGTAAGCCTTGTGAATCAGAGAGTCCGCTGGCAAGATCTGAACGCACTTCACTACGTCTTGACACACAGCCTTGAACAAGACCATGGACGCATTCGTAATGTCATACGTGGCGTTGTTACTGGCCGCAATGGCCTGCTGCTGAACCCCGACCAACGCATCGCTCTTTGGAGTAGAAGCATCAACAGCCTCGTTGATACCAGTGGTGTCACGGATCATGCGCAAGTAATGGTTGTACAGTCCGATCAACTCATTGATGTTGCGGATGCTGTTCCCGATCTCTCGGACAGGCGGGTTCTGGAAGCCACCCTCTGGGTTCTTGCTCCTGTAGTAGAAGACACCCGTCTGCTCGTAGATGTCGTGCAGATCCAGAGGCTGAAGCTCACCCCCTTTACCCAGCTGGACGTTCTCCAATCCTTCGATGTCGATGACCAGGCCATCAGGCTTCGCCTTGGCAATGGCCTGCTGAATCTTCAAGTGGGTAAGCTGCAGCATATCGGCAAAGCCGACGCAGCTGTCTACCATGGACTTGGGCATGTTGGACACCATATTGGTGGCCACGACAGAGTAAGACATGCGAGCACGAGAGATATCGTGCATATTCTTCGGGACGTTGGTCTTCAGCCCATAGTTGATCAGGTGGTCCGTGCCGAGGATGTAGGTCCCAGCGTACACCACCTCAATCTCCATCTTGTGGGGGGTGCGGTCGTAGACACTGCCTTTCTTCTCTTTGTAATCAAACCCCTCGTAGAAGAAGTTGGTGTTCCCGTACTGGTTCTGCTTCTCCTCGAAGTACATGCAGTCGACGGACATGAACTCAAAGTCCAACACCTCGACTACATAGTTGCTGAAATTCTCTTTCTGCAGCCCCCCACTAGAGTAAGGGTGGTTGGGGTACTTATTCGACGTAGAACGTCTGGCCTTCTTGGCCAGCTTCTTCATGTCCTCGTCGGTCAAAGCGTCACCAGCCAGACGCTTGAGCTCATCCAAAGTAACCTCACGAACATGACCAGCATAGGTGATGTCCTCGAAGTTTGGGTCTTCAGTGTAGCTGTGGATGAAATGGATAGGATCCACATAGTCCAGCTTGATTCCGTAGTTAGGATCATTGCTCCGCTTTACAACCGCCATGCCCAAGGACGTCAGGTCGTTGATGCATCGGCGATAGGTGTTGTCCTCAAAGTTGTTCCACTGCAGCGTAATGTCAGTGGCAATCTGAGCAGCGATCTCTGCATCGGTCTTGAGGTTGGTGTCCATCAAGATCTCTGCCTCCTCTAGCGTCTCAGGGATCTGCTCGGCTGGAATATCCAGAACAGGAGCCCCCATCTTCTCCTCCAGGGCCATCATCTGTGGACGCGCCTGGACCTTGTTCTTCATAATGTTCTTCTCCCTGTCTTTCTCGCTAGACGACAAGGGATCCACCGCTTCCACATTGGGATGCATGTTACGGGAAAGGATCTTGTTGACTACAACCCTAACGAACTTCGGGAGGACTGGAACTGGAGTGTAGTCCAAGTTCATCAAGCTGCCATCCCCGTTGTTAGGGTCGTTGGTGTTCAGGAGTTGCTTATAGATGGCAGTGTCTTGCGTCCCGTTCGCATAGTCTCTGTTCCTAGCAAAGATGTTCTTCCTGCCCCCGTATGTACTTGTATTATCCTGAGTATTCCCCCACTGCCCCTCAATAGCTTTTGCGTACCTTAGTCCATAGCTCTTTTGGAGTTTCTCCTCTTGCGACACGAGCGGATCGGGAAATCCGCCTGGATCACCTGGCTTCGTGTTGTACATGTGGGGTATCGTTAATACCCACAAATATAATAAAGTTAGCCCCTGACTTTATATCGCCTAAAGAAGCGCCTTTCGCTAAAGTCTGTAGGGGGGGCGGGAGGTTTTACTTTTTGTGCCGCAAGCAACGCCAACCCAGAACTAATTGTCAAGTCAAACTTGGTTCTGTTGTTGATGTCGTAGGAGATCCAGTCCTCCATAGTGGAGTTGAAATACATCTGCCCCATCTCTCCAGTATCCCTGTTGATGCCTACATGCTCGTGGATGTACGCCTCGATAGCCTGAGCGTGAGACTGAATGACATCCAGCGAATTCGACGGGATCCCCTTGGTCTTTACTTTGACCGCACCGCTACTAGAAAGCAGGTGCTTGGGGCGATCCATAAGATAGCCATCGTAACCGCGCTGCTCGAAGTACCTGGCGATCCCGTACTTGTTGTTCTCGATCAGGATCGGGTACCCGTAGAAGACCGCCGCCATAAGGACGTCTTCGTAAAAGATCGAAGCCAACGGCGGACGGGAAGCGTACTCAAGAACAAACATGTTAGCAGGTACTTCCATATTGAACTTGTTGTACAGATGGAGCGCACCCTTGGATCCCCTGCCATCCACAGTAGCATCGAGATCGTAGCTATCCACGCCGCCACAACCAAGGTGTACGTGAGGCGGGACTCGTTTGCTTTTTTCATAGGACTTGACATTGCGGAGTGCTGGGGGTGGCATCCACGCCACTTTGAACCTACCGTTGGGGTCTGGAGTAAAAACAACCTCACTGTCCTCTACACCCCCCTTCCAAGAAAACTGGCCTGATACTACTGGGTTGGGGTAGAGAGCATCGTTGTGTTCTACCTGCTCGTAGATCTGACCGATGTTGAAGAGCGTAGACTCAATGCTATCTCTGAAAGCCTCGTCTTCCGTGAATGGGAACTGACGTACCGTCTCGTTAAGCTCAGAGGCATCGTGGCGCAAGCTATCTCGTTCGTTCTTCAAAAACGTCTTGGCACCCATGTGGATCATCTCCCCATCGATACCCTCAATCATTTCTTCAGGGTCTTCGACTACAGCCTTACCGTACTTATCGAAGAAGCCTTCGAGGGAGTCATAGGCAGGTATGAAGAGCCTGTAGAGACCAGACCTGGTCCTACCATTCTTGTTCCTCTCCCCAGGATTCGAATCCGCCCAGAGGTCCTTGTACTCTCTTCCCCCTTTTCCCATAGGGTTTACGGTGCTTCCGACCATGGCCTTTCCTACGACCTTCCGACCGACGATCAAACACGTCCTCTGGATCCTCCAGGCTTCTCGTATGTCTGTTGGTTTTTCCCATTTCCCTGCCTCATCTAAATACAGTAGATGCAGCTTCTCCCCGTCATAGGCGTTGTTGGTCGTGTTCTTCCAGTTGATCACCGTATTCAAGGCGTCCCCCACCTGGGCCGTCTTGTTCTTCTTCGTGATCTTCTTTGACGGCTCACGGAAAGCAAGCTCCATCCGAGGGTTAGTAGTACCGTCCTGGATGGGCTTGAAGAAGAAGGGATACTTACGGAACATGGCGACCACCTTCTTCATGAAGATGTTCTCCTGTGCGTCTTTACCCGTCTTGCTCTGTATCCCGAGGAGCTTGTCCTTTACCTGTGTAGCCTCGTCAACGATGACTGAAGAGCAGATGTTCGTGTATCCAGATCTACGACATTTAGTATACAGCTGTCCTATGCAACGAGGGTCCGCCTCACACGCTGCTAAATGTAAGAAGATATCTCTTTGGAATTCAAGGTAGTAGGGGGCTCCAACGTCGAGCACTCCCCACTGCAACATCATGTAGTGACGACCCGTGATGTATGTAGCATCACCTCGATTATAGAACCAAACGCCCTCACGCCGACGCCTAAACTCCTCCTCGATATATGGACGAAACTTCTCTCTGAACTCCCTCGGCATCTCCGCCCACTCATCCATAGAACGTACACGCGAGAGCTCCTGGGGTAGATCAGTTCTCCTCCAGCACTGATCCGCAACGGCCAGATCATGGAAGAGGATGTCTCTGACTTTAGGGGCCTTGGGAAGGACAATGAGAACCCCACCGATTTCGATGTGGTCACCCATCGTACCGTTGGGACAGATAACAACACCCTTCTCTTCATATCCCTTGACCTCTACTAACATCAATTAAATACTCCTCTCAAATATAAGTCGAAGCTCGGGTGCCTGTGGCGGAGCACGTCTCTCGACTCATACCTGGGGTAGTGCGACCTGTTCATGTACGACTGGTAACTGTGGATGTTGACAGAGTTCTTGATGTCTAGACAGTCCTCTTCATCGTGGGTCACAAGCTCTATGATGTCTTTGCCCCACTTATCAGTCATGGCATCGAGGATCTTACCGTCGAAATTGAAGGTCTGCTCACGATCATAGACAGTCAAAGGGTTAACAGTGGTCCGTATAGAATGCGTCAAGAAGAACTGGCCGCTGCTGATCAAGTAATGATCTCTGGGACGGAAGACGCAAGTCTCTTTCTGTGTACCAGCACTGACGATGACACAGTTGTTTGTACCAAAGGTTGCTACTTTCTTGCCCCACAAAACCTCGTTACACTCAGCGAGGTACCCTGCGCTGTGGACGTTGTTACTCCCCCACCAGGCTATGTAGTCACACTGAGCTTGGACCGCACGGAGCCAAGCGTAAGAGAACTTGTCTGCTATGGGTTTGTTGGCGAACATCTCGTGCCTAACCCCGACCTCGTGGCAGAAGCTGGCTATGTTGTAAGAGTCTCCGATAACCAGGGCCTGAACGGTATGCCCTTCCTTACGAAGGAACTGCATGGCACAAACCATATCGTCAATGGACATCTTGGTTAGTGCTGGCCTATCGTGATAGACCATAAAGAAACATATGCTCCTCATCGGATTACGCTGACGTGACCGTTGATGATATAACTGTCTGGGTATCCAGTACACTCTAGCCTGTAGACGTAAACGTCAGTAGGGACATAGTATTCCTCCCCGCCAAGCCAAACATCGTCTGGGTCTGTGCTGTCCCACACTACCTGACCAGATCGAGAGTATACCATCAAGTGCCAAGTCTGCCAACACGTTGCATCTGTCTGTGCCCCCCATACATCGTTTACACCATCGTTGTCTGGAGTGAAAGAGTTAGGTATGTATATCGGGCAATCTGGCAGGGGCTCTACACAGGGGAGCCCAGTAGCACAGTCTACATCGATCAGGTCATACTCGTAAGTAAATAGAGTATCTGTTTCATACACTGTCCAGTACACTGTATCGTACTCAGTGACGTAAATCTCCTCGGTCAAGAACACCGTGTCTGTCAAGTAGATGTACGTCGTGTCGTAGAAGTACCAGTTGATGGCTACAGGGATCGTGTCGTACTCTACGATTGTATCATACTCAGTTACATATACCGTGTCAGGTGGCAGCTCGATGTATACCGTGTCAGGTGGCAGCTCGATGTAAACCGTGTCTATGATAACCTCTGGGAGAGGCTCACCGCAGGAGCCAACGACAAGCCAGTTGTCAAGGAAGTTGGCGTCTTCATACAGACCCACACCATAGCTGGTACCATCTCCATTGGCGCCCACCTCGGCCCAACCGCCGTCTTCAGCATACATAGTCGGACCGTAGCTGATCTGCCAGATGACCGCTTGGATACTGTACCCTTCATCGGCCCAATACGTCAAGCAATCAAACAACTGGAAGAACATGCTTCCACTCGTCTCTTGATAGACGTTGTCTAAGGGAAACGTAATCGTATCGCCCGTGTAGTACGGAGGGTCTAGCTCGGGACCGTACTCATTGGTCCAGTTGAACAGCAGCTCACTCGTTGTAGCAGAGTAGAGCCAACCAGGATGGTTGTTGTCCCCTGGGATAGACAGTCCAGTAGGGAAGTCCCAACCTATGTTCATAGCATTGCAATCCGCATCGATAGCCTGGAACCCAAACTGGATCTCAGATATACCTTCGGGACCACCTTCGCCCCCACAGTTCTCAGTATTGTTGAACGCTACAGTTACCGTCCCGTCTACCAAGTCAAAGTCCAACAGCTCCAGATCGCACTGGCTGTAGGGGCGCATGGGGATCAGTAGCAATAAGTACACCCAGTGGGGCTTGAACCCACGACCTTGACCGTATAAGGATCCTGCTCTAACCATCTGAGCTATGGGTGCTGGGGTCTTGCATAAAGGCACACGCCCTCATGAAGTCCAAGTCTATAATAATCGGAGTCTTGGGTCCGACGTAGGCACAGATCACATTGAAGTCTAAAAACTCCATAGCCTCTTCCTCCGTCATACCGTCGCGATCCTGTAGGATGCGCTTCATCTTGTTGATGTCGTAGACTGCCCTAGGTTCAATGCCACAGCTAATCCCAACCAAGGCCATGTCAAAGCCGTCGGCAAGCAGGCACTCTTCTTCCTGTAGGGACTCCATAAGCTGATCCCAGTCTGCTGAAGTAAAACTCATTTAGAAAACTTTTCTGCGAATCCGCCCTTGTAGTCCTTGTCGTCAGCGACGGCACCACCTAAAGTAAGGTCCTTCATCATCTGTTCGAGGCGCTGTCTTTCAACAAGCAATTCTTTACAATCGATAGCAGTCTGCTTAATAGACTGCAACTCAGCCTTCCTAGCGCTACCAGTGATCTCAGAGTCCACTGGCTTCTTGATCTCCTCGATCATATTGTTGATCGCTACCTCCATACTCTTCATCAAGCGGGAGGCAGCGTCTAGCGTAGTGAACTTCTTAGACGACATAGAGCAAGTCCGTTGTGCGGGTGCGGAAGTATTCCTCCCCATCCACCTTGAAAGTGTAGTCCATGTTCTTCTTGAACCCAACCGTGTCACCAACAGAGACCCCCATCTCTTCCAGATCCTGGCTCGGCGATACCACTACACCAGTCGTCCTCGGTTTCTCGTTGTACTCGACCACGTCGAACATAGCGTGCTCGACCTCCTCCTCGAACGCAGGGCGTAAGATGCTCCACCCATCCAGCGCCAAGACCTCCTCGGTCCCTTGGGGCCTGTAGGCATAGGCGTGACTATTGATGGCCACGTCTGGATCGAAGCTCACGACGTAGTGATCCTTGTAGTCCGCAAAGGGCATACCCCCGTTGATCACCACAAGGTGGTGGAAGTACAAGGTGTCGCCTGGCTTCACTGGGGTATCAAACTTCAGTGGGGTGTGAACCACCTCGCCCTCGTTGACCCTGTGCTCAAACTCATTGAACTTGGTCTCCAGGTATATCTCCTGGTCGCCCAGCTTGATTTCATCGTTGGTCAGCTTAGGCAGCTTGACCACGAAGTAGTACAGAAGATTCATAATCAGAAGTTGCAGTCAAACTCTACTATGCACGGCATATCCTCGATGGCCTTCCATAGGGCCTGAGTACCATCAGTCTCCTGATAGATAAGGTATCTCACCTTGTCATATCGATGTAGATGCTCGTCGTCAGGGACGATAGCACAAACTTCTCCTCCGCCTGCACGCATACCGATATAGTATGCCATAGCGTTCTTCGGGTCTCGCCCGATTATAATTTTACGTATGAGTCCAGTCATCAGTTTAAAGATGGGTCAATCCCATCCAAACTGTCAAGCAGATCTTTGTACCAGTTTTCAGACTCCCACTCCACATCCTCCTCTGGCGGGAAGAGATAGGAGAAACGCAAGAAGTCAAAGGCCTCGTCAAGGAGTTCTTCGTTGTCTACATCGAGACTGAAGATTGCCTTCAAGATGGGTTCATTAAATTCATCTGTGGAGATCATGCCCGTCAGCATGATGTTGACCACCTCTCCTCTCATGTCATACTTTTCTATCAGCATATCCACGATACGGTGTACCTTTTGAATTTCCAGAAGAAACCGATCGCGCTTAGATAGTTCAGCCATGAAGAGGTCTATGAAGAAGATGTTTCGGGAGAGTTCCCGTCTACCTCAAAGATACTTAAATAAGAACCACCTCAAGTCCCTGAGGTCCAGTCTATTAAGGGCTCAGGACAAATACGAACTATATCAAAAAGAAATATTCTTCCTGCTGTGGGCCTACGACCTAGAGTTCTGGACTCTGAAGTACGCATCAGAAGAATACGGGATGAACCAGAAGAAGCTCGGGGATAGGATCGTCTACCCCCTTATGAAAGAGGGGTACATCCACAAGTACTTCGACAAGCTCACCCCATCACAAACTAGGGAGGACCACCTCTTCAGAGAAGAGACAAAGTTCAATTACAGAGTGAGGTATGCATTAACTCAGAAAGGAAGGTTGATGGTACAGAGGTTCTACAGGAGCCTTAGTCCGCAATGAACTCACACTTGAACTGAGCTACATACATAACGTCTCCGTCAGAGGGCTCGTCGGTAGTACCGTCATTGAACTCTATTTCAAAAAAGTCCGTGTCGTTGTCAGGGGGGTTAGTAATCTCGGAAACCAATCTTTCAGCCGACACTGTCAGCCACTGATCTTCAGTCGCTGACGACGAGTTGTTAACCGCATTGCACCTCCCAATCACATTGGATCCTGTGGAGGTGTTTGACGAAGGGATGTAAGCCTTGCCAGTAAACTTAAATTTTCCTGACCCAGCCTCATAAATATCCTGAGGGTCAGTCGAAAACAGTGCAGTCCTTGTACTCCCAATAAAAATCTGTGGGTCAAAACTCCCCCCCCCAGTCTTCGTCATAATCACATAGTTTGTGATTCCACCGACATCAGCGGTGCCTATGGAAAGGTCACACCCTGCAAAAGCAACACCTGAAACGGCGTCTATGTCAGCCGCCGCCCAGTTCTCATCCCTTTCAAAAAGAGTTTGACTAGCGTATGAGCCGTCTCCAGCAGCAGACGGAGCAGAAGTGGTGAGACCTACGCCCAGCCCCAGCATTACTTCTTGATGCGGTCCGTCACGATCATGTTGATGAGCGTATCGAACCATCCAAAGACCTGGTTGTCAGTCTCGGTGGGGGTGATGTTGACGATGATCTTGATAAAGGCGAGGGCGCCGATCGTCAGTTCGCCCCAATTTTCAATGATAAAATCCAGCATGGTTATCTAGGTGTATCGAAATCGGTGTACAAGATAGTCACTTCTTCGTTGCGCTCGATCGCTGCGGCTATGTAGGGGTACACCCTGAAGTAGGCTCTCGTACTGTGTCCTATGAAGCCCCCCTTCTTGATCTGGTTGTTCTCTTGCGTATCACCCACAAGCAGACATCCAGCAGTATTCTCATCAGTATTACCGCAATGTATGAGAATGTATTCAAAGCCAGGGACATCACGAACCCAAAGCATTCCTTTGTGTATCGTCCTAAATCTCGAAGCATAGCGATCATGGAACCCACCGATCCTTCGAAGAGTAATACGATACTCTCCCCCAGGTATTCTGGTCTCCCCAGCCACTTTATCTTCACGATGCTCGTCTTCTAGTGTGTAACACAGAAAGCGGCGAGTATCGTCCGTTATGTCGAAGAGAGCTCCGCTTGTGGAGTCCATCTCTGAACTGAATCTGACTACCTCTAGCTTCACGCTTACCCTGTTTTATTTTATCGAACCTCTTCAACCTAGGGTTGAAGTAATGCTTGTTCGGCATCAGCCGCCGATGTTCGGGGCGAAGGTGCCACTTGCTGCAGCGTTGGCCAGGAAGGTACCCACCAGAGACTGCAAAACTCTGTTCATGATGGCCTTCTGGTTCTGCACAGCCTGCTCGTCAGCCAAGCTCACGCCCATGCCAGGAC